TTCCATCTGGAAGCTGTATCTTTGTAGATACCTTTTTAAATATCCCATGCTCAATTGCTAGATCTAAAAGACCATGATAACGATCTAATCCAGTATCGTATGATAGCAAAACTTTTGTCTCCACATTTTCCCTAGTCAAACGAGATTTAATATTCTTACATCTAATCTTAACACCAGTTACCGTTCCATCATCGTCTTTGTCTTTTGATTTAAATAAGAAAATAATATTGTTTGCAGCATACTTTAGGCCGCCGCCGCCGCCCATCTCTTTAGATGCAAACATTCCCATACCCTGATAAACGTGGTTGGTTACAATCATTGGAATCTTTGCCTTAGATAACTTTAAAGTAAGCACACGAAACGCTGCTTTAATCTCAGCAGTTCTAGTCATGTCTTTAACTTCTTTGCCGCTTTCACTATCTGTCATCTCTTTAGTAGTAGAAAGCATTCCCAAAGAATCTAACACAAGTAAAAGAGGTTGTCTATCTTTCTCTTCTGTTTGTAAAAACTTATCTACAATTTTTATAGCTTGAGTTTTAAATTGCTGTATAGTTTCGACCGGCACAACTACTACACGATTAGTATCAACACCACGATCTTTAAGAATATCTTTAGTGATTGAACCTTCACTTTCAAAAACAATTGCACCACCAGTTTCATTGATAGATAAGAAGTTTTTGACTATACCTAGCATGAAAAAAGTCTTACCTGTTGCTTCCTCACCAGCAAGAGCGTTAATCTTATTAGCTGGCATACCTTTAAAGATACTGCCGGAGTATAGAGCATTTAAAGCATAAGAACCGGTATCAATAAAACCATTAACATCTGCTGAAGTGCCGTCAGATGCTATTGTAGCATAAGGATTTTCTGTAAGTTTTACTAAATCACCTAGGAATTTGTTTTTGTTCTTTGACATATTAATCACTAAAGAATGCAGTTAAGTCTTTCACCTTCTCAGTCTTCCAACCAATCGCATCAAGTATAATTCGCAAAGGTTCAATAAAGGCCTTATCAAATTGTACATCATAATCAATATACTTTTCAAGTGAAAACTCACCTGGAAGAGAATCAATTATAGATAATGAATGACTTTGGACTGGATTAGGTTCTTTCAAATAGAAAAACTTTATCTTCTGGCCATCTTGTATCAATGGATACTTGCGAGTTAATTTCTTTTCCTTTAACAACTTATTGTATATTAATGAACCACGAACATGAATTGGTGTTCCAGATTTCGCTACAGCATCCTTATCAAAGTATTTTAACATCCCATTACATGATCTTGGGAAAGCAATATCCTCTGCAGACAATCCTTTAAACTCTTTCTCAATTGTCTTTATGTAAGACTGAAGATCTGTCTCTGACTTATTCAAGATAACTTTAATTGCAGCCTTAATCTTCTCTCTACAATATTGTGGAGTAGATGACTTGATAGCTTCAATGCCCATTATCTTTAACTTTGGATCTGTATAACGAACACCCTCAGAATCAAGAACATTCATTACATATCTTTTCTTTGCTGTCCAGATACCTCTATCTGCAATGTTCTCTCTTTTCATTTTCATCTTTTGAGCAAATGAATTAAGATACTCTGCCATATGTTCGTAAGACTTATTAATCTCTTTTTGAAGAATGTCTTTACAGTACTTGTCTAAGATGTCAACTATCTTTTGTTTATCAATAGTTTTGTCTTTTGTGGCAGCTTTAACTAATGTGTTTAAGTTCAAGCAAACCGAATCTGTATCAACAGCAATAACATAATCTTGGTTCTCTGTTTTAAGCAACTTGTTTAGATATAGATTAAGATGATTTTCAATCCAACGAATAGCAAGTTGTCCTGAGAGAGTTACTGCTTCAGCTTGTCTCACATCAAAAAAGCGAAAGTATTCATTACCCAATGCGCCATAAGCAGAATTAAGTTGTACTTTTTTGGCCATCTGAAGATTCTTATAACGAGAAATATTGAAAAATACTTCCTCTTTATAAGTAATCAATTCTTTATCTGATAGTGTTGATAGTTCTTTCATATAATTTGGCTGGCTAGGTAGGCCACGATCCTACAACCTTCCCGTTAACAGCGGGATGCTCCACCACTTGAGCTACTAGCCAATAAGCTATTTCTTATTCTTAACATTTTTCTTCTTGGACTTTTTAGGCTCAACTTTCGCCAAACTCTTTTTCTCTGTATTAAATGTTTGTAATATTCCTTTAACATTAAACAGAATATCCTCATTAACTATACCTGCTAGTTGTACTACCATATTGTTAATTTTAAACTGTCCTTGATCTGCGGCACCGATTGCTAGTACACTAAGATTTTGTAAGAATGCTTCCATCCCCATCCCTACTAGTTGAATGAAAGGCAAGCGAACAAGAGTATCTAAAGGTTCTTCACCAATCAATTTGTTTTCTACAACTTCAACAAACTCTACTTTCTTTCTACGCTTCATATTCCTCTTCTTTTAATTTCTTGTTCTATTCTCTCTAATTCATTCTGAGAATCAAGCATCTTATTCTTATAAACTTTTCTATCATTATACATACTCATCAAAATCTCTGGAAGAAATCCTTGCTTCTCTGTCTTAAAATGATGGCCGTTGGCAGCTAGTGTCCAACTATTCTGTTTCAGATATTCTAAATTATATTCCCTTTTTAATAATTTGTCAACTGTGACATCTTGAAAGGCTTCTGGAACTAACATCTCTGGAGAGATATTAAATTGAGCAATCAAATGTGGATAAAGTGAATCTAAATCGAATGATACAACCCAATCATGTAATCCTATTTGTGGGTCTTTAACATATGCGCCGGCATATCTTGTTTCTTTATCATGTCTTTCTTTCTGAGGCAACACTAAGTACTTCTCTCTAAAGTAATTGTATATGATTGTATCCCACAATCTTACTTGAGCAAAAACATCAATAAAATTAACTTTAGCATCATAAGCAATAGCACATATCATAGAGATCATTTTCATCTTTTTATCTAATCTATGGACTAGTTCTACGTCCTTTATATTATATTCTATAAACTTTTGATGATCTGCTTCGTATAACTCAGCCAAACCTTCATGCTGTATCTTTCCCTCACCAAGTTCCATTGAGGCAATAGTATTCAACTTATAGTTTTCTGCAGAGCCAATAAATTTTTTATACATCTGAATATAATCAAGAGTTGATATACCACATAACTCAAAGTTATCATATTCTCTACCCATTAACTTTACTTTGCGGGTTCTTAATTTGCGCCAAGGAGATAGTCTAACTGAATGCTTATCTGATAACACTTTTGATATTCTATTAATCAAATAGGGTATATCGAATTCTTCTATATTCCATCCTGATATAATATCAGGGTCACATTCTTCCCATTGCTGGATGAACTTAGTTAATAGTTCTTTTTCATTCTCACATTTAAAGTAATGAACATTATTTGCTTGTATATAATCTTTTGTGCCAAAAACAAAATAATGATCTTTTAAACGAAATGTAATTGCTATAACTGGCTCTTGTGCTGTCTGAGGATCTGGGAACCCATTTGTATATGATGTTTCTATATCGAGAAACAAAATCTTGAGACTATCAAAATCATAATCAATTTGTTGCTTTCTAAATCTATCTGAAAGGTAACAATAATGATAATTTGTGTTACCGTAAATAAGAAAGTTATCTACCTCCTGATATTTTCTAACAAAGTCCCTTGCCTCTTCAATATCACCAAACTCTATTCTATCTACAACTTTACCATCAAGTGTTCTGAACTTGCTTTTGTTTTTGCTTTTATCAGCTATGAAAAGAGATGGTTTATAAGGAATCTGTTCTTGAACCCTATCACCATCTTCATATCCTCTATATAATATTCTATTGCCTAGAGTTATACAATTGGTGTAAAAATTCTTCATGCTAGTATCTTAACAAAGATATGTTATGAAGTCAACTATGGGTTAATGATACCAGAAGGATTGTTAGGTAATATCAAACTTGATGTCATCTTAATATAAATCTTCTTATAAGTTTCTATAATATCTTTGCTTGGCTTATAAGGGAACGCAATTATTTTTTCAGGGAAAGGAATCTCTGCATCATCTTCATCATTACTTAATGGTAGAAAAGGAGCTAAATGAACCTTAACTCCACCCTGCTGATCTGGAGCCATACCAATTTGAAATGGTAATTTTACTTTTGTTTCCTTATCATCTCTTGAGACTACAAGAGCAATGATTTCTTCACCAGAATGAAAGCGTATAATTGAAACTTTATCTTCATCAAAACTCATAATAAACTCCTATCACAATAATATAAGTATAACACAATTAAGGTAAACGAGCAATACCTTCTCTAAACAATTCTGCCTCGGCGCGTCTACGCTTAACAAGTCCTGGAAGAACTTTTCCACCGGCTTTTGACCATCTTAAAAACTGTGGTGGAACTTGAGCATATTCCTTTAAGTTAAGTAATCGCAAAAGAGTTGAGGAACCAAGATTAGCACTTCCAAGATTATAAGTAAAACAAACTAAAGCATCAAACATTTCTTGAGATAATGGAACTTTAGTAAGTCGTTCAACTTCTTTTTCAAATGTTGATACATCGTGTTGCAAATACTGTGTAGCTTGTTCTTCGTTACAGACATCTCCTAAAGCAACTTTTCCACCACCAGGGTATTTTATTGTTCCATATCCGATAGTAGGGACACCCGCTGGACATAAGTAGGCCTTAGCTCTAAACCCTTCAAATTGCTTGATTAGATTAATTCCTAATGAACTTGTTTTCATAGTACAAACACCTTTATTTTTATTTAGTGTTTAACTATTATATTCTTTCTGGAATTACCTTATGCTTGTTGCGTTTAGAAACGGTTGTCGTTCCAAAAATAATTTTGTAATTTTCTTTTGGTAAAGAATTTAAAGTTTTAACATAAAAATATGTTCGAGCATTTGAGTGGCCCTTACCAAGTTTCCAATCATCATCTTTAAGCAAAACTAAGCAAGCAAAAAATGTATCTAATTCGTTTTCCCAATAAACACAAAGATGGTGGCCAGATTTTCTATTACAATTTTTGCCACCTTGCCAATAATTATTTGTTGTGGAAACCTTTATTTCTAGGCTAAGATTTACACCATCTATATTCAAATCTGGAAGAGTTTCGTTACTACTTGCGGCAGTAATACTTAAATCATATCTTTCTTCCAAAAATGTTTTTAACTTATTTTCTATTATACGACTAATAGATCTTGATATATCACCCTTATCAATACTACCTGTATATTCAGCATCAAGTTTGGTGCGCTTATGATAATAAGTTTTTAATGAAGTAAAAACTTCTAATAATATTTCCTTATTAATAAGTTCTTCTATAATCTTATTCAACAGATTTAAGTGCTCCAGTTATAGGATCAAAATCAAACACAAATGGCTTGTTTATGGGATGATATCTTAGGGTACAAATCGAAGCATTACAAAAGATAGTTCCATCTTTCTCTTCTACTCCATATGCTTCATGGATATGTCCAAAGAGATGTAACATAGGCTTAACTTTATTGATGCGCTCCATGAGCATTTCGCAACCAACACTCTCCTTATCATACTCTGTAAAATCAAGGATGCCCATAGGTGGTCCGTGAGTGATTAACACATCTGTATCATCTGGGATCTTTGCCCAAACTTGCTGCAGATCTGGTCCGCGATAAAGATTAAATGCCCAATTACAAAACTCTGGCTGCCAAGGTGAGCCATAAAACTTTAGACCATCAATAACAATCTCTTCATCAAAAAGATATGTAATAGGAGGCAGGCCCCTTTCAACAAGTTCTTTATTTTTATCATCTACAAATTG